TTTCATGTTAGAGAACGTACAAAACTACTATTACTTCGCTCCATTGGCAAATCATAAGATGCCAGTGGTAAATGTGTCTGATATCACATTAGAGAATTGGTTAGAATACTATAATGGGTTGGTCAATGTCATGAAAGATGGCATTGAGCTCCCAGAAGTTCATAAAGCCTTCATCAAGTTTATTTTTCCTAATGGAATGGATGTAGAGCTTAGCATCCCTGATACTTTTGTCAATCTAATTCTCTGGTATTCTATCATTGCATTGCATAAACCAATTGAGCCAAAGCATCTTTGGTTTGGTACCACTTTCACAGCAGATGATGTTAAAGATTACATTGACCAATTTGTTATTGATCCTAATCGTATGACTGTACCTAATCGTACTCTGAACAATGTTATTGCAGATACAATCACTCGCTTTGTAGATATTGACAAATTCTCGATGTATCTTTCTTCCACTCTTAATCTGGAAGATTCTATTGATCTCATGCAAGCCTGCCCAGAGTATTATGATTTGATGCATTGTGATTTATCCAAGGTTCCTATTGAGAAGGTTAAAGATGAGGGTATGGAAATTGTCTATAAGGCAATTGATATCATCAAGAATTCTAAGAAATATATTGGCTATGATCATTGCCTTAAAGATTCTTTTGAGGCTAAAGAAGGCATCAACGTTCGCCAGTATAAAGAGAATTCTTTCAATATCGGAACCAAACCAGATGGGCAGGGTTCTATCTATCATGATATTGTAAATAGCTCATATATCACTGGCGGTTTAAATAATCTTGTATATCAATTCATCGACTCTGGTGCATCTCGTGTAGCACAAATTATCTCTAAGAAAAACGTTGGTGAATCTGGTGGTTTCTCCCGTATTTTGGGATTGAATAATATCAATACATATCTCAATCCAGATCCAACTTATGATTGTCATACAAGAAATCTTCTTCATATTACAATTCATAATAAACAAGAACTTGACCGTTTCAAATATCGCTACTATCGTCTCCATCCAGAAGGTCAAGAATTCCGTATTAATCCTGGTGATACAAGTCTTATTGGCAAAGAGATTTATCTCAGATCTCCAATGACATGTGCCTCTCATGCAGCAGGTCATGGTATTTGCTATCGTTGCTATGGAGATATTGCATATACTAACGCAGATATTTGTGTTGGTAGATATGCTACAGAAGATATCACAGCTCAATATACCCAGAAGAGGCTTTCTGCTAAGCATCTTCTTGAGACTCTTATCTCTCTTATTCTTTGGAATCAAGCATTCAGAAAGTTCTTCTCTGTTGATGTGAATGTGATTAAGCTCAACTCTGATGTATCTCCAGAAGCATGGGAAGGATATAAGATGGAGATTGACCCTGAGTCTATCCAGCTTGAAAATGATGATGAGTTCTTACAACATAAATTCTTCTCAGAAGATAATCACGCTATGGAAGATGAAGGCCCATTCTATAACGAATATGTGACAGAATTCAAAGTCATCGATCCAGAAGGAAATGAATCCATTATTGGTTCTAATGCTACAGAAGAATCTCCAGAGGCCAAGATGTATTTCTCTAATGACTTTGCTAATATCATCAGAGAAGTCATCAAGAAGAATATTGCAGAAGAGAATGATGAAGAACATATTGTGATTCCTATGAATCTTCTTGAGGATACTCAGCTTTTCTTCACCAAGATTCAGAATAATGATCTTGGTAAGAATCTTGATATCTTCAACGATCTGATCAATAAGAAGGCTGTTACAAAGAGTTATACTAAAGATACTCTTCTTGAGAAACTTCTTGAGACAGTTATTAAGGGCGGAATCAAGTGTCAGTCTGTCCATCTTGAGGTTATCCTCTCCAATCAGATCCGTAGTGTACATGACAGGCTTAAGAACTGCAATTGGATGAATCCTAACGAAGAATATGAGCTTCTCACTCTTAATGAGGCTCTTACAGATAATCCTTCTATTATCATCTCTCTTGTATATCAGAAGCTTGGACGTACTTTGTTCAATCCTTCCTCCTTCAAGAAGACTGCTCCTTCCATCTTTGATCTCTTCTTCATGAGGAAACCTAAGAAGTTCCTTAATGCTGATCATGAGATTTGGGATGAATCTAACAAGCCTCTTATCAAGCCAGGTGAATGCCCAATGCTGTGGGTTAAAGATCCTAAATCTATGCCACGTCCTAAAGATGCTAGGGCATATATCAATAGCCTTAAGCAGAGACCAAGAACTGAGATTGATGACTAATCACAATACCGGCAACATGAAAGTATGGGGATATAGTTCCCCATACTTTTATTTTTGACTTAGGGAGGTATTCGATGTATAACATAGAAGTTAGACACTCCTGTATAATCATCCATGGTTATAAATGGAATGATAATTGGAATATCCAAAAGATGTTCTCCATCTATGATAAAGCATATCATAAATACTACACAAAATGTATTTATTATGATAAAGATAAACAAGACTTGTATCTTCCTGCTGGCCTGGATATGGGATATGTAATATCCAACTTTGGAGGAAATGTTACCAAGAAGATGGAAGCAGATCCTTATGACCAGTTAATGCAGATAAAACTAAAATCATTGCCAAGAGATGAAGATCAAAAGAAAGCTATCAAGTTCTGTATTGGTAAAGAACCATTTGTGAACAATGTAAGAGCTCCTCAGATAGCTCTTAATTTGAACACTGGTGTAGGCAAGACCTATGTTATGATAGCAACTTCTGCATACTTCAGTATCAGAACAATGATCATTGTAAATACGCAGGGGTTGCTAGAACAATGGAGAGAAAGAATCAAAGAGTATACAGATACTGATGATTCTCAAATCTATGATATTATGGGAGCTGGCTCTATTGGACGTATTATCAAAGGCATGATCCCAATCAAAAGAATAAGATATTTCCTCTGTATGCATTCTACTCTTCGCCATTATGGAACAAAGTATGGGTGGGATAAAGTAAGAGAGTTATTCCAGACTCTTAAATGTGGTATTAAGGTATTTGATGAGGCCCATCTCTATTTTGATAATATCTCTATGATAGACTACTTCTCTGACACATGCAGAACTTACTATCTTACTGCAACTCCACAGAGATCAGATTTTAATGAGAATAGGATCTATCAGAGAGCATTTGCAAATGTACCACGTATAAATCTCTATAAAGAGGAACTTAATCATACAGACTATGTAGCGATTAAGTTTAACTCTCATCCATCTCCGGAAGTTATTTCCAATTGTAAAAATCCTTATGGGTTTGATAGAATTAACTACATGAACTATCTTGTCACAACTAAGAACTACTACAAACTTCTTAGGATGCTAATGGAAGATATACTGCAACTAGATGGGAAGATCCTCATCTATATTGGTACTAACTATGCCATTATGATGACCTATAATTGGCTTAGATACAATTACAGCTCTACTCCAGTTGGTATTTACAGTTCTATTACTCCAAAAGAACTTAAAGAACAGCAATTAAGCTGTAAGATAATTCTTAGTACAACCAAGTCTTGTGGCGCTGCAATAGATATTCCTAATCTTAAGGCTACTGTAGTATTGGATGAACCCTTTAAATCTGTTGTTATGGCTAGACAAACTCTGGGTAGAACTAGAGGACAAGATACTCTGTACTATGATATTGTAGATATGGGTTTTGGTGCTCTTGCATACTATTACAAATCCAAGAGATCTACTTTTAAGAAGTATGCTAAGTCTGTACAAGAGATTTCAGTTACAGATAAGATGATGAATGATTTCTCTATTGCTATTCATCAAAGAGATATGGCTCTTATCTCCCAGGCACAAGATAGACAGAATCTTAAACAAGTTATGGAGTTTGTAAAGAAAGATTAAATAATGAAGTAGGGATCTGTTCCCTACTTCTTTTTTATCCTAGATGCATTTGATAACAGTTAAATTCACTGTATATAGTTAGTTCTTTTATCTTAGGATTACGTCTGAAGAAATTTTCTAGTACTAAGCTCATGGTATTTTCAAAAGCCATATCAGATAAACTATTTTTAAACAATTCATCTCCATTTTCACTATGTATATTAATTTCATATACCATAGAATCATAAATCTTCATACTAGTTATTATAGTGACAGCATCTTTATTTTTTGGTACTCTATACTTATTCTCCATCTTATCAAGACTGAGTTGAGCTATCTTTTTCATCTCATTGTAATACATATCTTCGGAGTCCCGTATAAAATAGAAAGTGTATTCCTTATTATCAAAATTTGTATAGTATTGAATTCTCTTTAGTTTAAAAACCACATTATCAATACTAGGATTTCTGAAGAACAAAAATACTCCGATCATAGTACAAATACATATGCCTAAGAAAATTATAAACGCCATTTTTAGCACCCCCTTGTTTTCTAACCCCTTACTATTATATTTCAAGCGAAAAGATGTCAGTACCCATAATTGGGTACTGAATATTTATGTATAGAGGAATCCTTATGTGTTCCACCGCCTACATATATGTTCTTATTGTGTAATTTTTTAATATCCTCCCATGCCTCCACCGGCTTGGTCATCTTGTTTGACAAGATCTTGTTTAGACTCTAATTGTGCTTCATCATAGAGTCTATCTATATCATCCATAGGAAGCATAGTAGTATAGTAGTACTCCATTAGTTTTCCTGTAAATCTTGCTTTAAGAGCTTCATCTTGGCTCTGACCTAATTTCATTTGAACAATATTCTGAATTAGATCATTACCACTAGCAAGCATCTGAGAAGTATTGGAGAAGTTTAATCCTCTTGGAGCAGGAAGTTCTACAGAGACGATATCGTTGGTTCCCTCTTCCGCCTGATAGATCTTAGTTAGTACTGCAGAAAGGATCTCTTGATACAACTCTTGGCGCTCTCTTACCATGATAAGATAACGTTCATTATTTTGCACTACATTTGTAGCAGACTGTTCAGCTTGATAATGATTAGATATCATCTCTATCGATACACCTGTCTGCTCAATAGCCATCTCTTCTAGCCCATTCATGAATTCAGTTTTAACATCAATATTCTGCCCTGGAAGTATTTCTGTTGTTACAGGAGACTCACCATTGGCAGATTGAGGAATTACCAAATCATTGAATCGGCCAGTAATATTGAGGATATTGTTCATGTTCTCAATTTGGCGAAGATTAAAGTTAGATTGTTTTATCTGGTTAATGACGTTCAATAGAACTGCTGTGATATTTGTATCGACTGTCTGTCTAACTCTATATATACGTTTATCATATCCACGAGTTAGTAAAGCTATTGAGTTAGAGATATACAAGCAGCTATATAGTTTAGCAGGAAATAGAGATTGTTCTAAATCAGACTTTCCTCTGTGAGTCTTTTCATTCATATTAAAATATGAATGCACGATATCTTCTGGAGGAAGGAAAGAGACTCTTATCTTTGAAACTCTTCCTTCTGAATGATCTGCATTATATTTAAGAATAGAATATATTTCATTTGCCAAATCTTGATTGGCATTGATAAACTTCTTGTCTATCTTCTCAGATATCTGTTTTGCTATTTTGGTAAGTACTTGATTATCCATTTGGGTCTTATCCATATTAGCTCTATCTCTAGTAGCCCTTCTTGGACGTAGACCCCCAAGGGTAGAAGTAAAAGTAGTTTGGCTTCCCATATCCATAGGAGTATCACATTCTATATAGTAGTATCCCAAGCATGTTTTTCTGTCTATATAGAGAGGTTTCACATATTCATGATCGAGTAGTTCTACTATACAACCTGGCACATCTACTTTAGTATTATCCGTTGTAGTCAAACCATCAGGAGAAGTAAGCTTATTTTTTTCTATTGGGGTTTTTACAGAATCTTTGATGAATTTCTTAAATTCTTTATCTGCATTTTTCAAAATCTCTGAACTTTTGGCTAAACCATAGTCTACTTTGACCGTAGCCTCCCCAAATATGTTACTCGTTTCGCTCAAAACGCGTCTCATAGTATTAGCCTTGGTCACTAACGACGGGATAACTCCAGAAGCGTTTAATTCGATCTTTATACTCTCTACATCATCTTTATATTCATCTAGTACAGCTTTCTCATTTATAGAGAGATTATTAGGATCAAAAGCAACACCAATGAATTCATTATCTGCTTCAGAACTCTCATCTAGATATGCTACGTCAAAACTTAGAGTAGCATTTTCTACAAGAGATTCTATTTGCCTATCTTCTAATATAACACCAGATTCAGCCATTATATTAGCAGGTTTAGATTTTCTCATAAGACGCTCTATAGCTTTATTGTATGGAACAATATAAACAAACTGTTCTCCATATGTAGCTGTCTTGTTATATAGAGTTTTCTTTAAACGCTTAAAGTCATACTTCTTTATACAAGCAGTTATCTTATCATTACTAGAAGCAGATATAGGATTGTTATCAGAACTACCTTCTGTATCTTTAATAGAGTTGATAACATGAATTGCTATATCATCTTCATTAGCGTGATCTGCAGCAAGAACAGACGTTTGGATTAAATCTATTGCTCTCTTCAAACGAGGCATATATTTCATTACAACGTCTATCTCCCTATCCATATCTCTTACAACCATATTGTTGCTATAGAGATCTAGGATATCTGATAACATAGCAGAATCTGTAATGTCTTTCATTACAGTCATATTTGTGTCATTCTTAGCGAGAGTTCTTGCATACAAATCTGATATATTTGTATCACCAGTTCTTATCTTAGTCTTATCTATCAGACCATTGATACTCTGGGACATACGATTTTTAATTGTATCAATAAACTGCTTGTCTTTATTATCAGAAAAGTAAGTATTCTTGTATAGGTCGTCTATTGTGTCTTGGGCCTGTTTAGCAAGCTTCTTATTAAGCTTGACAGACATCAATAGTTCGTCCTCATTAGGTATTGCCATAAGTTATTAAACCTCCTAACTTATGATAGTAGATTACCCTAATGTAACCGCAAGCATTTTTTAGCATAAGAAAAATCCCTGGAGGAATAACCTCCAGGGATAAAGAATACTCAAATGAAATCAAGCATCAACCTGAGTTGGCTTAGAAGTCATCGTGTAATCATTGCTTGTCATTGGAGAAACAACTGTCGTTGTACCTGGAGTACCAAGATCCTTCTGAGTAAGGATATTGTAGCCAAACTCCATTTCATCGAAGCAGGTGTTATCATTGATCCAGTCAAGGAAAGCAGCAGCTTTCTTATTGACAATACGACCAGCAATTGGATAAGCGTTGTAGCCAATGCTCATCTCTGAGAAGCTAATCTCACCGCGCGTCACGTTGTAAATAGACGTGTTAGCCATTGAAGGCTGTGCAGAGGCAAGGATATAGGCTTTCTCGATGTTGAGGCCAGTATTATCTGTAACAATGAGGAGGAAATGGAACACTTCGTATTCATAACCCTTATCATTGAGGCCATTAACACTAGCAGCACCATTACGAGTAAAGCGCTGCTGGAGAAGACCATTGTAACGCTTCATCTGCGTACGTGGATCTTTAATACCACGAAGGAACAGTTCATGCGTCTTGGTAATGAGTGAACCAGAACGCTCGAAGTAGTTCATCGTGAAGTTCGTGCCACCTTGTTCAGTAACACGAGTAATAATATTGAGATCCGAGATGCCGTTTGTGAGAGAGTTTGTCTCAGATGTGATATCTTCGATACCCTGAGCACCACGGAAATCATATTCGATGATATGACGATAGTTGTCAATCAGCGTCTTGTAATCATCACTCTTCTTAGAGAGGAGTGTCAAGAAGCTTGGGATCTTAAGACTAACAAGGAAGCTATAGCCTGTCTCATAAAGATCAAACTGAGCAAGATTTGTATAGTCTGGAACACCACGCATGAGAGTGAACGAATTCACAGCCCTTGGTGCGAGGGTGCTTTCAAAAATGTTGTTAACTAATTCCGCCATTGTGATTCACCCTCCTTTTAATTGTTAAGCGCGATGATCTTGAAGATCTCGGTCTGAATAAAGTCGCGGAATTTGACTTTAATAACGGCATAAAGAATCTTGTTAGCAGCATATGTGCCATCTTCTTCATACTCAATTTCGCATGAAGCAAAACGATCACGATACTTGTTGATAACCTGGTTCTGAACGTCTTCCTTGTACTTAACGAGGTCATCACCATTCATGAACGAATAGCGAATCTTCGGGCAAAGAACACGAATTGCCTTAACCATTTCCTGGATGCCAAGAACACGATCAATCCAAGAGAGTTGCGTATACTCAACCTGAGATGTATACTCAGAGTTCATCGTAAGAACATTACCCTCATAGAATGAGAGATAGTTAGCACGAAGAGTATCAAGTTCAGCCTTCTGGTTAACTTTTGGAGTATGCTTTGGACTGAAGTTAAGTGTACCCTCAACAAAATTATTTGTTGGGATTATGATCTCATACTTCTGACCGCAGAATGGGCGTGTACGACCATTGATGAAGTGCTTGACAAACAGACGAGCAAGATCATACATTACCGTTACAGCAATTTCCTTCTTAGTATATGGATCGTAAATATCATAGTAGTTGATATACGATGCAATAAACTTAGAACGGCTGATGCCCTTGTTATATTCTGTCTGAATATCCTCAAGGCTCGAAATGTTGAAGCACATGTCACGGAAGTACATGCAGTCTTCACGGAAGTTTACAAGCGTCTCAATAGCACGTTTAACAACGTCTGGATAGTTGGCGTCAAATACAACGTCAATGCGGTTGTTGTCAAGATCATAGATCTCGTCTGAGAATGAACCATTGAAAGCAGCAAGAACTTGATACTTCCACGTTGGAGACTGAATTGGATATTCGCCGAAGAGACCATTAGAACCATTAACAAGCTGGAGTCCATATGTGGTGCTAATGTTTGGATACGTTGCAACAGTTATATCGTCATACTTGTTACCATATTCATCCGTACCAAAGATAGGATCTGTATATGCAAGAACATTATCGCTATAACCAAGAAGGTTTGAGAGGTTTGAGGTGAATGCCTCGAACTCGTCATCAAAGAATTTGCAACGAAGTTGCTTGGATTTGAGTTTGATCTCACTCTCAAGGCTCATGTTACGATTGTTCTCAATAACATCTGGATTCATTGTGAATGGAATTGTCTCAAGGACCTCACCATTTTCAATGACTTCAATGAAATAGCGAACATAAGTAACTGGTTTTGAAGTCGTTGTATCACGATAGATACGGAAACGCTTATTGCAAACACCACGACCATTATCCATGATAAGGAACAGTGGGTATGTACCAGATGTACCTACTGCATTCGTGTGTTTATTTGCAGCTAGGAACGTCTTAGCAAAGAGCTTTGGATCATTACCATTAAGAACAACTGATTTCAGAACAAGCTGGATATCAACGTGGTTCTTATGGCTTGCTGCATTTGGACGACCAAGCGAGTCTACACTTGAAGTCGTCTCATTTCCCGTTATGTTATCAATATAAAGTAGATTGCCTACTTTATCAGCCTTATGAACCTTTGTGACCGTAACTTTGGCAAGAACACCCAAATTTGCAAGAGTAGCATCTCTAGCCACAACACGCTTAAAGGTCAGGTAACCACCTGCATCAATAATATTAGCAGCTTGAATAAGAGGCTGCCCATGTTTCTTGAATGAAGGCACCTTACCATAATAATCATAGAAGTCCTGTCCGAAGACTTTCTTCTTCCATTCTTCTGGACCTTTGTCAGCGGATGATACTACCATAAATATAGGGCGATCAACCTCGTCTTCAGCAATCAGGTTAACCGGATTTATCTGAGACTGGTCATCAATTATAATATTTACCCCTGGTGCTGGCATTATTATATCCTCCTTTGTACAATGGTCGTACATTAAAGTGCAAACCAAATGTATAGCTTTATATCTTTAATATAGCTAACCATATTTTATTTCAGATTCAGACAAAGCTTTCTGATTTAATTAGATGTAACTTTCAAGCCCTGCATGGTCCCGGAGAATATAATAATGATGAACCCTTCTGTGGGTTCATCTGTATTTAGTTTTGAAAGATTCGCAATGATCAATGAATAAAAAATAATTAGAAATCTTCTCTATCGTTCATCACATCTTTAAGCACACTCATCTTGATGATTGATAGAATAACCTTTTCAAGTTTACTGTTATCACCTCCAATCTTTTCGGCATTCTCGATAACTTCTATGTTATTCTTGCATTCTTCAGAGAGTAGGGAATTGTATCTTTCTACAATGCGATGAGTAGATCCATTAGTAGCAGTTTCATCTAGGATGTATTTGAAAATATTATAGATTTCTAGCATATTGAATAGAGTTTTATATTGTTCATCTGATTTCAGTTCCGTTTTCTCTTGATTAGATAATGCTTTGTAGTCTTTTTCATATTTGCTATTAGAGATATGATCTAACTGGCTGTGTATAGATTTGATAAAACTATCAACAAATTCATATGCTTTGTCATATTCCTCATCTGTTAGGTCAACTGGATATATCGTCATATGTGTAACCTCCTGAAAGAAGTTGTCTTTCTTTAATTTTCACCAACTAAAACTTTCTCAAGTGATGTCTCTTTCGGTTGGTCATTCATCATTGCATAAAGTATAGATTCATCAAAGTCTTCAGATAGCAAAGCCGTATACGGAGAGATTAATTTAGAAACACCTTTAACACTCATAGATTTATATCCATGAAGATCTTTGGATCCAGACAATCTCCATGGCAAACTTTCATTATTAGCATCTCGGCATACCTCAGATATAACTACTCCAAACACCTGATTGTTTAATCCATAAGAATAACCGTTTAGAGACATAGAATCAATAATATACTCATAGAGTTTATCATATGGAATAGTATTTGGGATATAGCCAAGAATAAAGAATAGATTAACAAACTTTTCCACATTGCCAAT